TGCTTTCTACGGTATTGACTAGTACTGGACGGGGCTATTTCGGTAGCCCCTTTCCTTTTGTTGGAGATATTTTATGCCTCAGATTGGTTCAGATGCAAAACCTGTTACATTTAGAAAAACTATTGCTGGTAGAGGCAGTAGATTTCGTAAAGGAATGAATCTTTCACAATACAAAGATAACTATGATCGTATCTTTAATAAAGGTGAAGACACTACAGAATATGCTACAGAGTTTGAATCAGCTAGACAAAAAAGTAAAACATTCTCAATGGAGCAAGATTAATGAATTTTTTTAAAACTGTTAAAAAACTAGAAGAAAAAAAACAAATGCATAATTTTTTTTCACCAAAAGTTAATTCAAAACCTAATGTAAAGAAAAAGAAAAAAATTAAACCTTTAGAGTCTCCTCCTCTTGTGACATATACAGATAATAATAAAAAGTTAAAAAAAATAAATTTTAATAAAGGTGGATATGTTTCTATTCAAGATATGGAAAAAAATTTAAAGTGAATAAAGTTCCAAGAAAGAAAGGCTACGTGCCTAATATGTATACAGGGAGAAGTATGATGTATCATGGTGGAAAGAAAAAAATGCAAAGGGGTGGAAGCACAAGTTCTAAGGTCAAGGGGCCATTAGGGCCTGTAGATACATCTCGTATCACAAAAACAAAAAAACCTAAAAGATTAAACATGGGTGGCATGGGTATGTCGCGTATGGATGAAGATATGATGGGCAAGATGCGTACTCAAATGATGGGTGGTGGACAAAAGTATGGCATGATGCATGGCGGTGTTCCGCATGGAGAGCGTATGATGAAAGGTCATGGCGGTAAAGCATCTTCTGACATCTATGCAATGGAAACTGCTTGCAACAAGATGGCTGGCTACAATATGAGCCTACCTAAAGGACGATGAAGGTTCAAGCACCTAAAGGCTATCACTGGATGAAAAGTGGTAAGTCTTATAAACTTATGAAAGATCCTAAAGATGGATATAAAAAACATACAGGGTCTAGTAAAACAGCAAGCTTTGCAATACAGAAGGTACATAAAAAATAATGGCTACTTATCTTTCATTAACAAATGAGCTACTGCGAGAGATGAATGAAGTTGCATTGACTTCTTCTACTTTTGGTAATGCTATTGGTGTGCAACAGCACGTTAAAGATATAGTTAACAGAGCATACTTTGATATTGTTAATGAAGAACCCCAGTGGCCTTTTTTAGCTGTAGCAGAAAGCGGTGCTGTAGACCCTATGTATGGTAATGTCTATATTGAAACAGTTGCTGGCACTCGTTTTTATGAGTTAAAGCCAGCTAGTTCTTCATTAACTACAGACTATGGGTACATTGATTGGGATAACTTTTATTTAACTACTGTAGGCGTTAGTGGTGAGTCTGCACCTTATGAATCGCGTAATCTTAGATTTACAACAATAGAAGAGTTTAAAGATTACTACAGAATTAGCGAAAATTTAGATGATGCAGATACGCAACAGTATGGCGTACCAAAGCGTGTAATAAAAAGTCCTGATGGAAGAAACTTTGGATTAAGTCCTATACCTGATAAAGTATATCGTGTTTGGTATTTTGCATACAACCTACCTACAGCATTAGATGCTTTTGGGGATGAAACAGTTTTTCCAGATGTATACAAAACAGTACTACTTGCTAGATCTAGATATTATGTGCATCAGTTTAAAGAAGACACTCAAGCAGCAGCTTTTGCTCTTGAAGACTATAAGCGTGGAATACGTTTGATGAGATTGCATTTAATGGAACCAACGCCGGGATATTTTAAAGATGATCGTGTGAGGTTTGTGTAGTGTCGCAGCCTTGGGGATTTTCATGCAAAGGTGGCTTAAATGTCAACTTAAACCAGCTAGAGATGCTTTCTCAGCCGGGGTTTGCTACACGCCTTAGAAACTTTGAGGTAGACCCTGATGGCGGTTATAGACGAGTAGATGGCTTTACACAGTTTGGGGATACTAATCCTAACAGTAGTGAAGCTGTTCTTGGTATGGCAGTCTATGCAGATGGCGTAATTGTTTGTTCAGGAACAGGAATATTTTTTAGTCAAGACGGTGAGACTACTTGGCTACAAATAAACAGAGCAAGCGTGTCTGGATCAGGAGATAATTACTCTACATTTACAGGACGCTCAGTAGCTGCACGTACTTCTCAAGGACGATGCAGTTTTGCTTTATATGAAGGTACGTCAGATTATGGTGAGCTAGTTATTTGTGATGGTGTAAACGAACCCTTCCTATTCCAAATGACGGGTACAGACTCAGACGTAACTAATCGTACATTCTTTGCAAAAGAGATAACAGTTAGCGGAACCACAGGCCCTGCTGTTGGTGTGATACATGATAAACATTTAGTAGTTGCTGGAGCATCTACAGCTAAGAATACTATATTTTACAGCGGCACTAATGACATTGATGACTTTACTAGCACTGGATCAGGAAGCATTGTAATTGAAGATGCTGTAGTAGGACTAGCAAGCTTTCGTAGCGACTTAATTATTTTCTGTAAGAATAGTATTCACAAGCTTGTTAATATTAACGACTCTAGCAATGTAGCAGTTGTTCCTATTACAACAAACGTAGGCTGTGTATCAGGCGGTAGTATTCAAGAGATAGGCGGTGACTTGTTATTCTTATCTCCTGATGGAGTAAGAACAGTTGCAGGTACAGCAAGAATTGGTGACGTAGAGTTAGGGTCTGTTAGTAGGCAAATACAAAGTCTTATATCTGATATTGCTGCTGACAAAGACTACATTATTACTAGCGCAGTTCTTAGAAGTAAATCACAGTATCGTTTATTTTACACTAAGTCTACTGAAAGCCCTACAATAGCTAGAGGCATTATAGGTACTTTAACATCTAATGGTTTTGCGTGGTCAGAGACATTAGGTATTCAAGCACTAGGGTTTGTATCAGGCTTAGACAAAGACGGTATAGAACAAGTATATCATGGCGATAAAGATGGCTACATATACAATCATCTTTCAGGTAATGCTTTTCGTAGTTCAGGATCAGCAAGAGACATAGATGCTGTGTATCAAACACCAGACTTTGACTTTGGTGATGTAGGTACTAGAAAGACTCTAAAATATGCAAGAGTTTCTTTTAGCCCTGAAGGAGCAGTAGAGCCTAGCTTTAGAGTTAGATATGACTACGAAGATCCTGATGTACCGCAACCAGAACCTTTTGCAGTTAGTACCATTGCTCTTCCAGCAATCTTTGGTACAGCAGCTTTTAATGCAGTTACATTTGGAGCAACTACTGATCCTATGGAAAGGATTACACTAGAAGGCTCTGGAAATACTTGCAGTTTTAGAATTACAAGTGAAGATCAAAAGTCAGCCTACGCTGTAAATGGTCTTTATATAGATTATATGCCATCAGGTAGGAGATAATAAATGGCTCAGAATTATACTAGACAGAGTTCTATGGCTGATGGGGATACTATCACAGCGGCACTATTTAACAATGAATACAATCAACTAGTAAATGCTTTTGCATACTCATCATCTAGTGCGTCTTCTACTGGTCATAGACACGATGGTTCTACTGGGCAAGGCGGCAACGTACCTCAAATTGGTGATTTAGACTTTCTTAATAAAGTTGTAGTAGACGGAACAAACAATAGAGTAGGGTTTTTCGTAGAGGTATCTAGCAGTGCAGTTGAACAAGTACGTGTTCAGGATGGCGCTATTGTGCCTGTTACAGATAATGATATTGACTTGGGTACTAGCTCCTTAGAATTTAAAGATGGATATTTTGACGGTACAGTTCATGCAGACGCTATAAACTTTAACGGTACTGCGATTACAGCAACTGCTGCTGAGCTTAACATCATGGACGGTGTAACATCTACCGCAGCAGAGATTAATCTTTTAGATGGCGTTACAGCAACTACAACAGAACTTAATTATGTAGATACAGGCGCTTCAGTAGGTACAGTAGTAGCCAGTAAAGTAGTCACAGTAGATGCTAATAAAGATGTATCTAGTTTTAGAAATGTAACTCTTACAGGAGAACTAGACGCTGCTACAGGAGACTTCTCAGGCAACGTAGACATTGATGGTGACTTACTTGTAGGTGACGATCTTACGCTAGACTCAGATGCAGCAGTGCTTGGCTTTGGCGCAGACACAGACGTAACACTAACACACGTAGCAGATACTGGTCTTCTTTTAAACGGCACAATGGCTTTGCAGTTTAATGATGCTTCTCAGTTTATTAACGCTCCTTCTGCTACTGTACTAGATATTAACGCTACTGACGAAATTGAACTTAATGCTACTGCTATTGATATTAACGGTGCAGTAGATATATCTGGTAACTTAGATGTAGGTGGCAACTTAGTAGTAACAGGAACAACTACATTTAACGGTGGCACACTTACTCTAGGTGATGCAGATTCAGACAATGTAGTATTTGGTGCAGACGTAAACTCAAACATTATTCCTAATACTGACAACACTTATGACTTAGGAAGTTCTTCACAAGAATGGAAGGACTTGTATGTAGATGGAATTGCATACTTAGATGGCATTAACTTTAATGGTACTGCAATATCTTCAACTGCCGCAGAACTAAATATACTGGACGGTGTGACAGCCACTACTGCTGAATTAAACTACAATGACACTGGATCTGCCGTAGGCACTGTAGTAGCAAGTAAAGTTGTAACAGTAGACGCAAACAAAGATGTAGCGAGCTTCCGCAACATTACACTTACAGGAGAACTAGATGCAGGATCTCTTGACATTTCAGGCGACGCTGACATTGACGGTACGTTGGAGACTGATGCACTGTCTATTAATGGCACAGCGGTTACGTCTACGGCAGCGGAACTCAACATACTTGATGGCGTTACAAGCACAGCCGCTGAATTAAATATACTTGATGGTGTAACATCTACAGCAGCAGAACTAAATATCTTGGATGGAGTAACCAGTACCGCTGCTGAACTTAATATCTTAGACGGCGTAACAGCCAGTGCAGCAGATATAAATCTTATAGACGGTATTACTAACGGTACAGTAATAGCCAGTAAAGCTATTATTACAGACTCAAATAAAGATATTACTGGCGGTAGAAACATTACTATCTCTGGTGAACTAGACGCAGCAACACTGGACATTTCTGGTGATGCTGATATTGATGGAACTTTAGAAACTGATGCACTATCTATCAACGGTACTGCTGTCACATCTACAGCAGCAGAATTAAACATTCTGGACGGTGTTACGTCTACAGCAGCAGAACTTAACGTGCTTGATGGCATTACAGCCGTTGTAGGCGAGCTTAACGCATTAGACCTTGGTAGCACAGCAGTAGGTACTGCAATAGCTTCTAAGGCTGTTATCCTTGATTCTAATAAAGATTACACAGGCATTCGTAACTTTACGATTAGCGGTGAGTTAGATGCTGCTACGTTAGACATCTCAGGCGACATAGACGTTGATGGCACTACCAACCTTGATGTTGTGGACATTGATGGTGCTGTGGATATGGCAAGCACTCTAGCGGTTGGTGGCGTTATAACAGCCAACGCAGGTGTAGTAGTAGATAACATCACAATAGATGGTAATGAGC